CTCTGATGGACTTGAAACTCTTACTGCGTAAAGGCAAAGACAACAAGGCGGAAGGCGAAAGCCGCCGTGAACGTAGCAAGCGAGAAGACCACGAAAGTGGATGCGGTGCTCTGGACTCTATGGAAACATAGAGAGGTTAGCTGAGAAGACTAACCCGCCCCAGGAGGGGTTTAAAGTTATTGACTTAATAATGATAGTTAATTATACTTAGTAACAAATTGGACATAATTGATGCTCAAATGGCATTCTTCGGTACTGGATGCATAATTAACGAGCAAGTAATATTGCAAGATCAGGAGGGTGTTTTGGCGTGGGTGTCAGAGCGTCTTGCTGTTGCAATGAGACAGGCGGAAGACTTAATTTTGAGAGATTATATTGTTTCTGCTGCTAGCGAAATTAATGCTGGCGGAGGATCCAACAGTAGACTTGTTGCTGTTGTAAAACCTTTGATAATTGACTTGGAACTCCTCGCTGCTTAACAGACGGACAACAAGGGGCAAGCAGGGAAACCGTGCAGCCTGACAGACTAAACTCAGAGGACGCGAAAGCGTATGCGATAGTCGAGCCTCTATGGAAACATAGAGAGGAGGGAATAACAAGACCTCCCGCTTAAAGTTTTTTAACGCCTTTTTGGTTAAGGACATGAATTTTATTACAAATAACTTCTCTCTCTTCAATAATTTTAGCGTAGAATTCCGTAAATTTTTTGGAGTTCCTGCTAATTCTATTCAAAGGAACAGTTGTTTCGTAAAATTTAATCAGTTCTTCGCAGACGGGTTTTTTATGTTTCAAAAATGGGAGAATATGAGGAAGAAGAAGAGACAAGGTTTTAGATCCCAATCTCCAAGTAAGTTGTTGATTGCATCTGATGTCGAATCTTTTTTTATCTACAAAGCAGATAAATCCTCCAAATTTTTCCTTCAACCATTTAAAGCATGGCAATCTTGTATTGTTGCACTGAAGAAGTATTTTGTAAGTATAGTTTGGGTGTTTCCCGTCTTTTGGTTTATATCTGCTAATGCCAAGAGAGCATTCAGCGTCTATAAATCCAGCCAGATAGGCATAGTCAGTAATTTTTATGTCGCGAGACTGTGTAATACTATTTACGATTTCAACGTCTTCTTTGCAAACGAGATTTCCAATGTCTTTAATTTGGCTACTTTGATCTATAAGAAGTTGTTTCTTGTTTCTGTTGGAAGTTTCTGCGAATTCGCAAAACAGTTCAGCTTGTTTTCTTTTTTCAATAAGAAAAGGGATTGTGCCTTTGCAAATAAAATGGGCTTTTTCCCCTTGAGTGCTATATCGGTAAATTTCTTTATAGTTTTCTCTTGCCTTTTTCTGTGTGGTTACCAAACCTCCGTAAGTTTGTTTGAAGAACTCAAGAACTTTTTTGTCTGTAGAAATAATTATTATTTGAGCCCTATAACGGGTTCTGTTCTCGGATTGGAATTTTCCAAGGGAAAAGCATCCATCCCCGTCGAGGTATCCAGCGGTATAAGCAAAAATGTTATCGTCAATCATGGGCAATATTATACCATGATTACAGGCTTTAAGTCATCAAGTAATAGAAAATCGGACAACCCAACCAATTTAGGAATATCTGACTTTTCTCTAGTTGCAACGACTCTAGACTCTAATAACGCTTATAAATTTATGAGCGGTATTGAAGGTATGGATAGATTTGGTACAGGCCCTGTGCGTTCAGCATATTTCATGTTGAGCTCTACAGAGTTACAAACAGATTTTGACGGATTATCAGGTCAAGGGTTCTTGTCTCAATGGCAATACCCAACAAATGCATCTGCTCTTCCATCAGAATATGGCTCTGTATTTAACATCCGTATTTTGACTAGTTCAGAAGCTCCTGTAGCTCGTAATGCATCTGCTAACAATAACGACGTGTATTACAACACAGTTGTTGGAAAGCAAGCTATTACGCACATTAACCAAGACGGTTATAGCATGAATCTTATTTATAGAGATCCATACTATTCCGGTATGTTAGCGCAAAACGCTACTCTTGCTGTTAAGTTTGCTCAAGCGCAAGCTATCACGCAAGATACAGCTATCAGAAACCTTCTGTCTACTAGCTTATTTGCTAGTCAGCTAATTTAAGGAGGATATCATGGCTGAATATTCAAGATTAGCAAAAGGGCATTTCACTACAAATGGTGGTGTTAATGCAGTTTATTTGCCATTTCAACCAGACTATGTCGAGTTGATAAACTACACGGCTATGGCTACACCTGCAAACGGTGGTGTTGTTGCAGCTAAGTGGGATGTGCAAATGGGTCAAGACTATGCTGCTTTGACTAAATTTAACGCTACGCCTGTTCTTACAACAGCTGTTACAACAAGTGGTGGTATCAGTTCGTTTAGCGCAGGTCTCATGTTTCAATTTGGTCCTCAGAAGCAAATTATAGGAGCTACAGCAGCTAACCCTATCGTTTTCAACGTAACTGCTCACGGTTATGTTGTTGGTGATATTGTTATGTTTGAAGGTCTATATCAGTCTTCAACAACAGGTATGGCTCAGATTTGTGGCATGCCGTTTGTAATCAGCGCAGTTGGTGATGCAGATCACTTCTCCGTTGTGTGGCCAGGAGCAGGAAGCAACTATACGGCGCTTTCTGGATCTCCAAGTGGTGCATATGTGAAAAAAGTTCTATACCCATTTCTATATGCTCCAGGCGTTGCATTTGTTGAAGCTATTACAACTGGCGCAACAACAACTGTTGTTACAACAGCTCCTCATAATTTTGTCGTAGGACAAGAAATTGCGTTTAGGATTCCTGCGCAATGGGGTGCAGTGCAGTTTAATTCATTACCAAATCCTCTCATTCCTGGAGCTCCAGTGTATGGTTATGTGATTTCTGTAACGAATAGCACTACATTTGTTGTAAATATCAACTCCTCTGCGTACTCTGCATTTGACACCAATCAGTCGATTGCTGCTGTTAAATCAGGACTTTCATTTCCGCAGGTTGTTGCAGTTGGCGATGTAAATACAGGCGGAGTCCAGATTTCTTCTGGTTCTGCTCTATATCCATCACCTGTTGTGAATGCAGTTAGTACAATAAATGGACCAGCTATCCAAGGCGCGTTTGTAAATAACACTCGTCAAGGATTTAGTGTGGGTGCAGTTGTTTGTCCGACAGCTTCTCAAGTAGTTTACTATCGTGCATTTTTACATGATATGTCTGCTTAAGTAGATGTTTTGTGAGTTGGAGGGAGCAATCCCTCCTTTCCTAATAATATAAATTTATATATAAAGTAATAAAAGATTAAATTTAGGTTACACATGTCCATACCGGCACAGTCAAACCCTCCAATTAACCCGCAATATTTTCAACCGTCTCGTTTTGTTATATCGGATGTTTCTAGAGGAGAGACAACTGCCATAACAACGTCCGAAGACCAAAATTATGTTGTTGGGCAGGTGGTGAGAATGATTATTCCGCCGGCCTATGGATGTCGTCAGTTAAGCGATAGGCAAGCTTTAGTTATATCTATCATTTCTTCTACGGAAGTAGAAATTGATTTAGATTCTAGAGATTTTTCTCCGTTTGTTTCTTCTCCCGCGTATTCCACAACGCCTCCTCAAATAATGGCTATAGGGGATTTTAATTCTGGAATTATCAATTCATCTGGTAGAGTGCTAAATGGAACCTACATATTAGGAAGTTTTATCAATATAAGCCCAAATTGAGGTAATTATGACAACGAAAAGACCCGAAGTTTCTAGTGGATTTGCGCAAAAAGAACTAGATAAAGCAGAAAAGCAATTTGAAGCTTTTGATGAAAACATAAAATCTTTGACTAAAGACAGAATGGATATGGCTCCTAAGGAAGAGGCTGATCCACAATTTAAAATGTCGCAAAATCAAATAGCTAGGACGAATGATTTTTATCTTAAGCCTAAAAAGAGAATTGGAAGCAAAGAGAAATTCAATGAGCAATATAGAGAAGCTTACAATTTCGATAAGGAATTTGTTCATTTTATGGCTCAAAATAATGAAATTATTGGTGAAGGAATTACTATTTGGACAAAACCTTACGCTGGAGTTCCTGCTGAAGAATGGGATGTTCCTGTAAATAAACCGGTCTGGGGACCTAGATATCTTGCAGAGCAAATTAAAAGAAAGTATTATCACAGATTAGTGATGAAAGACCACAGTCACTCTGTAGATGGAATGGGTACCTATACTGGTGTTTTGGCAGCAGATACTACTGTACAAAGATTGGATTGTCACCCTGTTAGCGAGAAAAAGACATTATTCATGGGCAAATCAGGATTTTAATTAGATGAACTTATTAAGCGATATTTTGACCTACATTCGAAGGATTATAAAATCTCCTTCGGACACGGATATAACAGACAATCTTTTAATAGATTATGTGAATAGATTCTGGATATACGATGTCGATGCTAGAATGCAGCTATTTGATCTCAAAACTCTGTATAGATTTCAAACTACACCCGGAATAGATCAGTATAATATGCCTCTTTATAGCATTCAAACAGAGCCGGGAAGTCAATCTATCGCTTCTTATCCGGTTTATCAAGGATTCATGGGTCCTTGTTCAGTAAATGGAGTTCCTGTTCCTTTTTATACGGAAAGAAATGCTTTTTGGAATTATTATCCTAATTACATACAACCTCTTAATCAGGCAGCATCTGGCGACGGAGGAGCTTCCTATACTCTTAATCTTCCTTATTTTCCTGCCATACCTGGACATGTGGATATGGCGGGAATTATAGCAACAGGTTCTACGCAAGATCCTATATTTGGCACAACGCTAAATACATCTGTTCCTGTGACAAGCGTGTATTCAGGTGTTTATTTTACGGCTACCGGTCCGGATGGGCAAAATATTGTAGTATGTGATAGTGGACAGTTCCTTGCAAATACAACAGATGGGCAGCTTTACGGTCTTTTAATGAACCCTGGAAATCCTCCTTTAGGAAATTCTTCTCTAGGAACGTATAGTACGACATCAAATACTATAAATTATGCTACAGGAGTTGCTAACGTTACTTTCCCAGTTAATATACCGTCCGGTACTCCAATCAATGTTCAGTGTTATTTTTATAATCAAGGACAGCCTAGAGGAATTCTTTATTACAATAATGTAATTACTGTTAGACCACCTCCTAACATTTCTTACCTAGTCGAGTTGGAGGCTTACCTTTCTCCTGCGGCTTTTTTAAGCACAGGGGCTGCTATTCCTTTTGGATATATGTCTGAGTATATAGCAAGGGGCGCAGCTAGGAAAATTTTATCAGACACTGGAGATCAAGAGCAGCTTATGTTCTATGAGCCATTTTTTAGAGAACAAGAGCAGCTAGTTTGGAAAAGAAGCCAAAGGCAGTTTACAAGCACTAGAACTCAAACCTTATTTTCTCAAGGCGTAGGAGCGGGTGGCCTTGGAATTGGTTATGGATCAGGAAACAATTAAGGAGATATCGTGGCAAACAATTATTCTTTTAATAGCGGAATTCCAGCTAGTAATAATAGCCCTTCAGTAGATCAACCAGACATGCTGACTAATAACGTTTCTGCGGCGGCAATATGGGAAACAGATCATGTTGGATTTGGAGAAGATGGAGGGGGATTACATAATCAGGTAACTTTTAGAGTGAATCAAGCAGCTCCAAGTTTAACTGCAGATGGTGTTTCTGGACTTTACGCTAATTTAGATAGTGGATTATCTCAACTATTTTTTCAAAATTCAGCAGGTTCTACACAGCTAACAAAGCTTCCTCTTGTTGGCAGTGCAACGAATGGGGCTATAGTAACGCCTTGGGGACTTAAGATGTGTTTTGGAACAGCTACCACATCAGGAAGCTACCCTTATTCCGTTACAATCACATATCCATCAGCTCTTTCAACTTTATATTCGTACCAGGTAACGAAAAAAACAGTTTCAATTAACGACAATGCATCTGTCCTTGTAAAAGCAGTTTCAACTACTGCTATCACGATAGAAACAGTTATTGCTAGTCAACAAGTGTCTTGGTTTATACTAGGAGCAAGTTAATGAGCCAGAAAATAGTCATAGGTCCTTTTAATAACGGTCTTAGAAATGATCGAACCGCATTTAATATAGACGATGACTCCTTTCCGGTTCTTATTAATGCGTATCAATGGAGAGGGAGAGTTAAACGAAAGAGAGGGACGTCCTTTCTTTGTAGATTAACGAGGACTCTTCCTACAGCTTCCATAGGAAATACATCAGCATCCCCTTGGACGATTTCAACAATCTATTCTACATATGTACCTGCTATCACTGCAGAAACTAATGCATCAATAAAACCTGGATCTGTTGTCATCACAATATCATCGGGCCCTATAGTTTTTACAGATCAAGGCGATGGAACCTTAACAAGTCCAACTCCAGGAAATAGTGGGACTATAAATTATGTAACCGGTGTTATAGTTTTGACTCATACAGCAGGAGCTGGTGTTTCTACTACAGCTACTTTTTCATATTATCCTTCACTCCCTGTCATGGGATTAGAGGATTTTTCAATATCAAGTAGTCAATTTCCTGGAACTATAGCTTTTGACACAGTTTATTCTTATTCTATACAACAGAATTCTCCGTATCTTCCATATGATGTGAGTTTTTATAAGAATCTATCTACAGGAAGCTATTCTGGATATACAAGAAAAACAACAACTAGCCAATCTTTATGGAGCGGACAAGATTATCAGCAATTTTGGTCAGTAAATTATCAAGGGGCAATGTGGACAACAAATGGCGTTACTGTTCCTTTTGTATCCACAAATATAGGAATGCAATTTAAGCCTATAACGGTAGTTGATAACATAACAGGGGGGCCTCCCGCTTCGGCTGATCTATCTATTGCATCTCACGGTCTTGCTGTCGGCGATTTTGTTTTTGTGAATGAAGTTGTGACAACCACAGGAATAAACTTCCAAACTGGATATGTTACAACCGTTGTAAATGCTAATAAAGTAACTGTGACCTTCCCGAATGCAACTATTGCTACAGCTGGGACTGGCGGAATAGCTCAATATTTAACAAAAAGCGCTGATACCACAAAAGACTGTATACGATGGTATGATGGGGATCCGACCAATGGAAGCTCTACTTCTCCTGTTATTAATGGAACTAAGGGCTGGGTTAATTTTTGCCCTCCGTTATCTCAACTTAATTATTCTATATCTGATCTTCCGCTTAGTAAGTATTATTTAGTTGGAGCGAAGATGATAGTTCCGTTTAAAGATCATCTTCTCTTCCTAGGTCCTGTAGTGCAAACATCTTCAGGAAGTCCTATCTATTTAGAAGATACAATTATATGGAGTCAGAATGGAACACCTTATTATACCGCCTCTTTTACAGGCGATCCCTCTCTTACAACAACTGTTTTTAATCCTATTTTAGTTCCTGAAAATCAAACAGCGGCTCCTAATGCGTATTGGGAAGATGTACCTGGATACGGCGGATATCTTGATACCGGATTAGATCAACCGATAACAACATGTTCTACAAATCAAGACGTTTTGATTATAGGGTATACGACAACTCAAACGAAGCTAGTGTATAGCGGAAATGATCTCCTTCCTTTCAATCTATTTTTGATAAACTCAGAATACGGATCAGGTTCTACTTTTTCTTCTATTAACATGGACCAGGGGACTATGTCTAGAGGCACTAGAGGATTTTTGATAACATCTCAAAATAATTCTCAAAGAATAGATCTGCAAATACCCGATGAAGTTTTCCAGTTAAAGTTAAGTAGCAATGGTTCAGAGAGAGTTTGTGCTCAAAGAGATTTTATTAGCGAATGGGTGTACTTTACATATACAAACAATCAAAGCCAATATAAATATCCAAACAGGACTCTTCAGTACAATTATAGAGATAATTCTTGGGCTACTTTTAAAGAATGTTATACTACCTATGGATTATTTAGAAAGATTTCAGGAGAAACGTGGGCTTCAATAGGTTCTGTATTCCCAACATGGGCATCTTGGAATGAACCTTGGAATGCAGGTTCAACTACATTGCTAAACCCTCAGGTTATAGGTGGTAATCAACAAGGGTTTGTTGTTGTTAGAGATGAAGGAACTAGCGAATCTAATACTTTGTATATTAAGTCAATATCTGGAAGCGTAATAACATCCCCAGATCACAACCTTGAAGTTGGTGATTATATTTTTATTAGTGGGGCTATAGGAACTATAAGTTCAGAGATAAATGATAAGGTTTTTTCTGTGCAAACCATAACTCAAAATGCATTTACTCTAAATCCTTCTATAGCGGCAGGAACGTATTTGGGAGGCGGTGTCATAAAAAGAATGTATGTGCCATTTATTCAATCTAAACAGTTCCCTTCATCTTGGGATATCTCTAGAAAAACAAGACTTGGGGTTCAGCAATATCTTTTAACTACTACGCAAAAAAGTCAAATCACATTGCTAATTTACTTATCTCAAAACGGAGATAGCCCATATAACTCTGGAAATATAGTCCCCGCTAAAGATGTGAAGAATAGTTCCTTGGTATATAGTTCTGTTTTGTATACGTGTCCAGAGAGCACAAATCTTGGACTTACCCCTGCAAACACAAACCTTCAAATGGTAACAGCGGAACAGCAGGCTCAAATTTGGCATAGGCTAAATACATCTCTTCTTGGAGACACGGTGCAGGTAGCTTTTACAATGTCTGATACGCAGATGCGCGCAGTTAGTGATAACGGCCAGCCTATTAACGCTTTTTCAGAAATTGAATTACATGGGATGATACTTACCGTAAGCCCATCACAAATATTGGCATAATATGACTTCAAATGTGGCAAATCAAGTAGCATACCTAAGGACCTCTAGAGAATTCCCTGAGGATATTAAGCAATTAACAGTGGAATTGAATAAATCGTATATAGACACTAGCAATGCTGTAAATGCAAGAACTATAGGCTTATTCCCTACAAACGTGTCGGCTATCACAGGAGAGTCCTGGCTTATCACAGGGAATAGGCGTCAGCAAACTATTCGAAGGGTGTATACTTTTTCATCCTATGGGAGCATTCCACACGGAATAAACCTGTCAAATACGCAAGGTTTTACAAGGATTTACGGGACGTTTACGGATGGATCAGTGTGGTATCCCCTCCCTTATGTGAATGTGGTTAACGTGAATAATCAAGTTTCTATTACTGTGACATCTTCAAATATAGTTATTACAGGGGGAGCAGGGTCTCCGCCTTCTGTGACTTCAGGGTATGTTGTGTTAGAATGGCTATCTGCTCCTTAGCAAGTTATGCGAATAGGTAATTTAATTTTCTACAACAAATATATTTACAGTGGTACACTCTGCTAAAAAGAGGTGATCTATGAGTTCAATGACAGGGCGAATGCCAATGAACAATCGTACTGGGGCTGCAACAGGTCTATCCGGAACTGGATACAAAGCAGCTAGCTTGCAACAGTTTACTCCAGAGCAGATGGATTTGTTTAGACAGGTGTTTTCCCATGTATCTCCAGAAAGCTTCACTTCTAGGTTGGCTAGCGGTGATCAGGGTCAGTTTGCAGAATTAGAAGCTCCTGCCTTACAGCAATTTGGTCAGTTACAAAGTAATATTGCAAATAGATTTTCAGGTGCAGGTCTTGGAGGAAGAAGATCTTCGGGCTTTCAGCAAGCTCAGACATCGGCAGCGCAAAATTTTGCTCAGCAGTTGCAATCTCAAAGAATGGGAATTCAGAGGCAAGCAATACAAGATCTTTTAGGTAATTCCCAAATGCTTTTAGGACAAAGACCGCAAGAGAACTTCTTGGTTCAAAAACAAAGACCATTTTGGCAAGAGCTTGTTGCCGGACTTGCTAGTTCAGGCGGACAAGCTGCTAGTAATGCTGCAATGATGGCAATGATGGCTTAAGGAGATATTATGGTTCAGATTTTACCAGAAGCACCAAGTTTTGGACAACAATTTGCAAGAAACTTAAGTGCTGGAGTGTCTAGAGGAGTTGATCAAGCTTCTCAATTTGCGCAGCAAATGGCATTACAAAAGCAAAAAGACGAAGCAAAAAATAAAAGATTTGGTGAAATTTTTGCTCAAGGGGAGGGCAAGTCATCTGGATCTCCTATGGAACTAAGTCCAGAGCAAGAAACTGTTTTAGCTTTGCAAGATCCAACAGCATTTAATGCATATAAGCATCTTAAGGAATCTAGACAAAAAGAGCAGGAAAGTTTAAATCAAAAAGAAAATCTAAAAGAAACTTTGCATTCGATGTCTGAAACTCTTTTAGGTGGAAAATTAGGTTATACTCCTGGCAGATTTTTGACTAAAAAAGGACGAAGAGATGCTCAATATTTTGATACTCTGAATACCCAACTTGAATCTATTGGAAAAGAATTGGTTTCAAAAGGCGTATTATCTGCTCCTCGATTTGCATTTTTGCTTGCCAACTTACCTGCTTCTGATAAAACCGACGCGTCTAATGCTGGAGCTATTGAAGCGTGGCATAAAGAACTCAATATTCCTTTGTCAGAAGATATGCAAGAACGATTGAAATCTTTATACGAAGAAAATTCTGCAAAGAAACAAGTTAAAAAACAAAATAAAGTTTCAGATATTGAAAAGAAATCAACTGGGGGAACCATACGCATGAAATCAGCGGATGGTAAATTGTATGCTATTCCTATAGATCAAGTAGAAGAAGCTACAGAACAAGGGTTGGTGGCAGAGTGACTTCTAAATTTGATATTTCTAAATATGAGATAAAATCAGAACCTAAAAAAAATAAGGGCATCGATTTTTCTAAATATGAGATAAAGGATGAAGAAGAGACTTCAGAATCCAAATTTAGAAAGCCATTAAGATCAATAGCCCAATATGGCATTGGTAACGTGGAAAGAATAGCAGCTCCTTATGATATAGCAGTGTCTCCTTTATCTTCCAAAAGTGCGCAGATGGTTCCGTATAGAGAAAGTTTATTTTCTGATATAGAACGATTGCAAGAACAAAAACAATCAGGACAATGGGACGAGCAAGATCAGGAATTATATGATTCTTTAATCGAACAAATTAAAAACCCGGAAGAAGCAAAAAAACACGTAAAAACCTTAGATATTAGTTCCTCAAAACTGATAGAAAAAGGAGCTAAAAAATTAGGGATAGATTTAGAGCCAGAAGATGTTCAAGAGAATATAGCTAGGATTGGTGGGAATCTTTTTAGCCCAAAAGGATTGAAAAAAGGAATTGAAAGAGGGGTAAAATATTTTGATAAAACATCTAGAGAAGCATTAAAAACAGAATCTAAATGGAAATCTTTATCATCCCTGGCAAAAAAAGATCCTGAAAAACAAAACATTCTAAATTTCGCAAAAAATGCAGGTCTTAATCCTGAAGAGACCAACCTTCTTATGCAATCTCATGGGAAAATAGAATTTTTAGAAAAAATAGCTAAGAAATCTAAGAAATTCAAGGAAACTGCAGAGGGTCTTAGAAAAAAATTAGGTCAATCCTATGAAGAATTAAAGCATTTAGGTAGACAAGATGGTCTTTTGACTTCAAGTGAAAAAGGAGCTCTTCAAGCAGATCTTCAAAAAACGTTGAATAAGATCGGGGAAACTTTTATCGAAGGTCCTGATACAAAATCTGCTAGATTAGGGATAGAAAGTTCTTTAGAAAAGCTCAAGGAATCTGAAGGAACTATTGCGGATTTGATTAACAGTAGACAGAATTTAGGTCAATTAGCTGATTGGAAAAAAGTAGATGCAAAAGGACATATTTTAAAAGAAGCCGAAAACTCTTTTTTCAAAGCTATAGAAAGAAAAAATCCTGACATTGCTAAAAATTTAAAATACACAGATAAAGCCTGGTCTAAATATAAAAAATTCTCAAAAAGTTTAGATAAGAAACAGCCTGTATTTTCTTATCACGGCGCGACATTACCAACAGGGACAATGGGGCAGTTAGCATTTTGGGGGGTTCTTAATGCATCTGGTCTTGTTGGGACTGGAGTAGGGAAAGCTCTTTTAGCTAAAGAAGGGATTCAAAGACTTGGAACCAAACTTTTAATAGATCCGAAATATCAAGATATACACAAAAAAATAATAGAATCCGTCTCTAACGGGTCTACAAATAATCAAAAAGCTCTTTTTGTAGTTCTTAAAAAGATGATAAAAAAGGATGATCCTGATCTTTATGAGGAAATATCTGATATAACAGTTGATTAACTATCTCCATCCTCTGAGTCTCTTAATAAACGGTCGTCTCTTGTCTGTATATAAGCAGATGAAATCCATGCTATAAGTATTCCTAAAGCTATTAAATTTTCCACGCCAAATCCTTGCATTTTAATTATTGATCACTTTAAATTATTTAAATAATTTATCAATTTATTTCACTCCAATTAAATGATCTATAAAAGCTGAAATCATCAAACTTATCGGGATTAAAATTATCCACATTTCTATGTTTTTCATAATATTTTTTATATATCCTCTAAGCTTGCGATTATTTCATTTAGTTCTTGTCTTTTCTGAAAATCCAAAGTCCACTTGAATTCGTTCAATTTTTCGTATATTGAATTCAGCATTTGATTTTGATTCTGTATTTTTTCTTTAATCCCATCCATCGCGTTTAATAAAGTATCCATAAAATTCCTATTTAAAAAATAAAGCTATTGAAGTTGCCGTCATAGCTAACATTGTATATATCCAACAAAAAACAAGTATCGAAGCATAAACAAGTATTATTCCCATTAAAACGCTTGTTAGTTTTCTAAATATTTTTTGTAGTTTTTTCATTTTTTTTCCAACATTCTTTGCATCATTTGTATGTATCTTTCTTCTAGAGAACACAATCTTCCGTGAAAATCACGCATTTCTTTGCTTACTTCCGATCTAATTTCTCTCATTTCTCTCATTTCTCTAGCGCTTTCTCTATGCATAAACCACATCGATCCCACTGTAGATCCAGCTATCGCTAACACTTGCAGCCAATCCATTTTATTCTCTCCTTTTGTATTTAATATAGCACAATTCATAATTATTAACAACCTGGTGTTTTTTCTTTTATTTGCTTGTTAAAAATCTATTATTTGATAGATATTTAAAATTTAAACAAGGAGTCCAGTCATGGCAATTTTTCAACCAGGCGCAGTGGTTAATACTCAAGGCTTTGGAAACAGAGCAGAAAACATTGAGGTTCCAGTTATACAATCAAGACCACCAGCTTCAACAGATTCTGAATATCCAATAGGAAAAAACTGGCTTGACACTGCCGGATCAGGATCTTATTTCTTATCTAACTTAACTATCACATCTGGAGTTCCAGTCGCTACTTGGACTTCGGCTGCAGGATCTTTGATTGCATCCATAACGGGAACTGCTAATAGAATAACTGTTACAGCAGGAGTGAATCCAGTGATAGATATTGCAGCAACTTATGTTGGGCAAACATCGATCACAACTCTTGGAACAATAGCAAGCGGAACGTGGAGTGCTACTGCTATCGACGCAACTCATGGGGGAACAGCGCAAACTAGCTGGACAACAGGAGATCTTTTATACGCTTCAGCGTCTAATACTCTAGCTAAATTAGCAATTGGAAGTTCTTCTCAAATTTTAACAGTTGCAGCAGGAATCCCTTCTTGGACAGCTGTTCCTTACGTCGGAATGACCTGGGCTTCTATAGCTATAGGAACTGCAGCAGTTGTTAATAATGGATACATTGCAACAGCAGCTTTAACCTTAACTCTACCATCTGCTCCTACAATTGGACAAAAAGTTGACTTAATTTGCGTAACTGGTTCTAACGTTGTAATTCAAGCTAGCGCTGGTAAGTTTATTAAATTTGGAAGCGGAGCTTCTTCTTCTGGAGGAACTGCGACCTCTTCAACAGCAGGGAACTCTGTTTGTTTAGTTTATAGCGACTCTGACACTTCTTGGTATTCTTTAGGGGCTCCTCAAGGAACTTGGGTTTTAGCTTAACATTTAAAAATAGGATAAGATTATGTCAACACCATCAAATGCATTAAATATAAGCAGCCCGGGTATAGTTGTTTTTAATGGAACTAACTCTTTTGCTGAAATTACTCCGGCCGCAAGCTCTGTTCTTGTTACTAGCGCTGGATCAGTTCCATCTTTAGCTCAAACTCTTCCAAGTGCTGTTCAGGGTAATATTACATCAGTAGGGACTATTGCTAGTGGATCATGGAACGGATCTTTAATTTCTGGCACATATGGGGGTACTGGGGTAAATAACGGGGCTTCTACAATTACAATCCCTGGCAACTTCAGCCTTTCTGGAGGGGCTTATAGCTTTTCAGGCACTTTAAGTGGAAATACTTCTGTTACATTTCCAACGTCAGGAACTCTTGCTACTTCAGGAGATATTCCATCATTACCTCTTTCTCTAGCTAACGGTGGAACGGCTGCTAACTTAACAGCGTCCAACGGAGGAATATTCTATTCTACAGGATCAGCAGGAGCAATACTTGCGGGCACTCCTACAGCTAATCAGGTTTTGCTTTCAGGAGCTAGTGCAGCGCCTGTATGGTCTACAGCCACATACCCAGCTACCGCAACAGGAACAGGAACAATACTTAGGGCAGATGGAACTAACTGGGTAGCTACAACAGCTACATATCCTGCAACGACTACAGTCAACCAGCTTCTATACTCAAGCGCTACCAACGTAGTGGGAGAAATTACAGCAGTCATCGATGGCGTGCTTATTAGCGATCACGCTACAGGAGCTCCAAGCTGGCTAGCTAATGGTACAGCGGGACAAGTTCTTACGGCCAATACAGGAGCTCCTCCTTCTTGGCAATCGGCAGGTGGTGGTGGAATAACAACAATCAACGGTTCTAGTGGATCTGTTACAGGAGCTACGATTACATGGAGTCCAGGAACTACAGGACTTACTTATACAGGTGCTGCGTCCACAATGACAGTTGCGGGAACATTAGTTCTAGCAAATGGAGGCTCCGGAGCATCTTTAACAGCTTCAACAGGAGGAATAGTCTACTCTGGCGCATCTGCTATGGCAATACTCTCTGGCACAGCAACAGCTAATAAAGTTTTGATGTCTGGGTCCAGTGCAGCGCCTGTGTGGTCTACTCCTACATTCCCTAATGCGAGTGCTACATCTGGTAAGATCATCATATCTGATGGAACTAACTGGATAGCCTCAACACCTACGTATCCTGCAGCAGCTGGAACATCGGGAAATGTACTAACTTCTGATGGAACTAACTGGACAAGTTCAACTCCAGCTACCAAAATCGGAACTCTTAATGGCGATAGTGGATCCGCCACAGGAGCTACGGTTACTATTACTACAACTAACTCAACATTTCAGTGTGGTTCTTCTGTTAAATTTACAGGGTCTGGATCTACCTTAGCTTTGTCTGTGCAAGACTCTGGAAATAACATATTTTTTGGAAAAACTGTTGGAAATACTACTCTTACTGGCGCTGGTAACTGTGTTATGTCAGGTGTGAATGGATCGGCAGCTCCATGTTTAAATATAACTAGCGGAGGCGATAACGCTGGAGTGGGGGTTGGAATATATAGATCGCTAACTTCTGGTGAAGGGAACTGCGCATTTGGATCTAGCGCATTAGCTACAATAACTACTGGGATATTCAATCTCGGTATTGGACTTGTTGCTGGCCAAGCTTACACTTCTTCAGAGTCTCATAACATTTTACTTAATCCTTATACTAGTGCTGTTGTTGGAGAATCAAACGTATTAAGAATCGGTTCTGGAACAGGAACAAGCACATGTAATTTAAATAAGTCATTCATTCATGGCATCCGAGGAATCACAACAGTAAACAATGATGCTGTAGCAGTTTTAATTGACTCTGCTGGCCAGCTTGGCACCGTTTCTTCTTCTGCTAGATTTAAAGAAGATATTGTAGATATGGGAGATAGAAGCTCAGACATCATGAAGCTTCGTCCTGTTCAATTTAAATTTAAAGAAACAGGAAGAGAAGGACTAGGCCTTATAGCTGAAGAAGTAGCTGTGGACTTTCCTTATTTAGTTGCTAACGATTCCGAAGGAATCCCAGCATCTGTTAAATATCATGAGCTCCCAGCTCTCTTATTAAATGAGATAAAAAAACTACAAGCTAGAATCGAAGCTTTAGAAGCAAGAGGATAAAATGTACAAAAACGCTGCGAAATTTGATGCGTTAAGATCGGTAGCTTTTGGAAGTATTACAAGCTCCTACGTAATAGTAGGAGCTGTTCTTCCTAGCCCAGCCGTATCTGTAGCGTTTAAAAATAACACAAATGGGATAATTTTAGTATCAACTGATGGGGTAAATGATATGTTGGTTTATCCAGGGTTAAGTTACGGAGTGTACGATGTGAGAACAAATGCTCCTAATGCAACTGATTATCTTTTGTCCGAAGGAACTCCTTTTTTAGTGAAGTATTCAGGAAGCGCTCCTACATCTGGAAGTTTTTATATTGAAGTTATGCTAGCTCAAACTTAAGAGGTGTTATGTCACAGTTAGGAGTTTTCTCAGATAATTCACCAGGAAGTATTGATATTGTAACAATAACTGGAAATTCAGGGGGGGCAATTCCTCCTAATGGATCTGGTAATATAAATATTGTTGGCGCAGGCTCTACTACTGTAACAGGAAATCCAGCTACAAATACTCTAACTATTTTAGTAGACAATAGCGGTTTTACTTGGGTTGATCAATCTGGAGCGTTTGCAGCAGCTGAAAGCATGGGATATTTTATCACAGGGGCTTCAACTGCAACATTACCAGCTTCTCCATCTCAGGGAGATACTATAAAATTCAATGTGGACACAGCGAGCTCTTTAACTATTCAAGCTAATACAGGACAGTCTATAAGAATTAGTACCTCCATATCTTCTGTAGCTGGGACTGCTGTAAATACATTCCAAGGAGATGCAATAACCTTAGTTTACAGAACTACGGGGGCTACTTGGCATGCGGATTCAATAATTGGAATGTTTGGAGTAACATAATGGTAACTTATAACAATGCAACCAATAACTATGCAACATCTAGGATTATAGTTTCATCTACTCCAGGTCTTGGTAACTATACAACAATACAAGCAGCAATTAATGCTGCGACATCTGATTCTGTTATTTTTATTTTGCCAGGGACGTATACGGAAGATCTAACATTAAAATCAGGAGCTAATCTTGAAGCATTTGCTGGAGTTGGAACTTATGCAGATGCTAACGTTATAATAGTTGGAAAACACATAGATAACGGAGTTGCTCTTGTCTGTTCTTTTTCTAACATTCAGTTCGTAACTAATTCTGACTATGTTTTTTCATTAACGGCAGATTCATCGCTTCAGTTTATAGACTGCAACTTTAGAATTACGAATCATAACGGATTTGCTATGAATTCGGCGTTTGCAAACATGTTTTTATATGGATGCACAGCTACAATAACTTCCAATGGAATTTCTCTTTGGTCTATTGCTTCAGGCAGTTTATGGATTTATAGTATGCAGGTTATTAACGAAGCAACTACAACTCCTTCGTCTCAAACAGGAGGAGGCATCTATTTAAATAGTTTTAAAGGTGACATGCCAATCTCTGCATCTGGTGGCGGATTAACAATTTCATACTCAGACATAAATACAAGCGTTCGTAATAGTGTATGTGTGGCTTTGACTGGGACTGCTCAAGCTTATATTTCTTATACATTGTTAAATAGTGGAACAGCCTCTTGTGTAACTGTTGGGGCTGGAGCAACCTTAAATTATGATTATTTAAAATTAACATCATCTAATACATACCAAATAGGATAGATTATGACTGTAAATTGCGGCTTTGTATCAACAGATTCAACTGTAGTTACCATAAATCCAGCTCTTATTCAGAATCAAACTGGATCTAGATTTGGAAACATTGATATAGCTGGCAGTCAAACTGTTGGATTAACAACTCCAGGTTCTTATCCTTATCAAGTGTTAATTAGTGACAACATAATTTTAGCTAGCTCATCAGTTCCGAATACTATCACAATGCTAGCTTCTCCACAGACAGGAAGTGTCTTAACTGTAAAAGATTCTACAGGATTGGCCTCTACAAACAATATAACTATCTCTGGGAATGGGAAATTGATTAACGGTTCCCCTACATTTGTTATGACTTCTAGTGGTCAAACTGCTATTTTCTTATACAACGGTTCTTCTTGGCTAACAATAACTCCTCTAGCTATTTCAGTCCCTATAAGCGTTCCTGATGGCGGAACTGGTGCAACTACATTAACGGGTATTTTAACAGGTAATGGAACATCTGCAGTAACCGCTTCTGCCGTTACTCAGCATAATGTGCTAACCGCTGGATCTGGAAATACTGTTTCTTCTGTGGCTCCTGGAACATCAGGTAATGTACTAACATCTAACGGAACAGATTGGACTTCTGCTTCGCCATCTAGCTCGTCAGCCCCAACTGGATCTATACAATATTTTGCTACTTCTGGCGGATCTTCTTTTAGCGGATGGCTTCCTTGTGATGGTTCAGTTGTTTCACAAGCTACATATCCAACTCTTTACTCTCAGATTGGGCTTCTTGGAGGGCCGGATACGATAGGGACTTATGTAACTAGCGGGACAAATGGAGCGATATTTGCATTAACATATGGAAATTCTATTTATGTTGCGTCTTCTGGTGCTAATAATATTACATCTCCTGGAGAGCCTTGCATAGAAACGTCAACAGATGGAATTACATGGTCAGTAACAAATATCCCAATAAATGCTGCAGTAGTTGGTCTAACTTATGGAACTACGTATGTTGGAGTCGGTGGTGTAGTAATTGGAGGTAACGCAGGTATTGTAACTTCAACTGATGCAATTACATGGACTAGTCAAACATCGGGAACTTCAAATGCCTTGGGTTGTATTGCGTACGGATCTATATATGTTGCTGGAGGTCAAGCTGGAACTATATTAACTTCAACAGATGCAGTAACATGGTCACCTAGTAGATCCCCATTTACTCAATCTATTTCTTGCATGACTTTTGCTAATTCTCTATATTTATGCGGAACTGCTCAAGGTCAAATAGCTAGATCTACAGATGCAATTACATGGTCCACAGAAAATCCTTTAATAAATAATGCATCTAATATCTTTCCCTCTTTGATAAAAGGATCTATTTTTGTTGGATCCTCTACTACTAATATAGTAACTTCAACAGATTCTATCACATGGACAGTTAGAAATTCAGGCACTTCTACAAATACGCTTTCCTGTTTGAGTTTTGGTTTAAGTACGTATGTTGTTGGAGGAAATGGTGGATATTTAGCTACTTCAACAGACGCTATTACATGGGCTTCTGGAACATCGGGAACAACAAGCAGTATAAACACTTTGGTTTTTGGAAATAATTTATTTGTATATGCAGGAAATGGTGGTGTTTTAAGAACAAGCACTGACGCAATTACATGGGACTCTAGAACATCTGGAACAACAAGTGCTATATATTGCTCTACATATGGAGCTCTTTATGTATATGGAGGAGCTGGCGGTGTTTTAAGAACAAGCACTGACGCAATTACATGGGACTCTAGAACATCTGGAACAACAAGTTCTATTCTATGTATGACATATGGAACTGTATATGTATATGGAGGAGCTGGCGGTGTTCTAAGAACTAGTACTGATGGAATTACATGGGATGCTAGAACATCCGTTACTACTACGACTATATCTTGTGCTTCGTATGGTAATTCTTTATATTTAATCGGAGGAGCTGCTGGATATTTAGCCAGTTCAACAGATGGAACAACCTGGACTACTAGAAATATCAGCACTGCAGCAACTATTGCTGGGATAGTTTTTAGTGGAAGTACATTTTATGTGGCCGATGGTTCTGGAAGAATTTTCACGTCAACAAATTGCGTAAATTGGAGCTTTAATAGTAGCAGTGGAACTGTAGGTTCAAACAGTATAACTTCTATTTCTTATGGCTCTGGCGTTTATTTATATACATCAAGGGGAAGCGGTCAATCTGACGTTCCAAATTATGTAGCTACAAGTACAGATTTAATAACGTGGACATCTAGAAACAACTTTACGAGTTTGGGGGTTTCGAATTCAACATACGGAAATTCTAAATTTATGGTTGTGGGTATTGGAGGAACGCTTGCAACATCTACAAATGGGATATCCTGGAGTATTAGTTCACAAGCTTTGACTAACCCTACAGACACTTATTCAAGTGTTACTTATGGAGATAGGTTTGTAGTTGGCGTTTCTAATTCTGTTCAGAACTCAGGTAAAAATATAGTGTACTTCAATAACACTTACTCCTACAACACGGCTACATCCTTTCAGCTGCCAACATATAATTCTCTTCCAATAACATTGCAATCTGGTGTAGAATTCCCTAGATCTTTATACATAAAAACTTAAGGGAAAAATGATAAAACTATTTATTTGTACGCCGGCTTACGAGGGAAAGGTAAATGTTCAATATGCTATTTCATTAACTGAAACCTATGCGCATTTATTGTCTAAGGGAATAGAGTGCGTAATAAGAATAAATACTTCAGGTTCTCTTCTTTGCGCGGAGAGAAATAGACTAACGGAAATGTTTTATCAGTCGGATTGCACGCACATGTTGTGCATTGACGGGGATTTGGGCTGGCCTCCAGAGTGTGTTTTCAAGTTTTTAGAAAAAGACTTGGATTTTATAGCTGGATGTTATCCTTCTAGAAAAGAAAATACATTTCTGTTTAGGCCAAGATTTAATCCAGATTCTTCTCTTGTTATAAATAAAGAGAAGGAAGTTATAGAGATGGAATCTGTTCCTGCTGGATTTATGTTAATTAAAAGATGTGTAATAGAAAAGCTTAGAGATGATAATCCTGACCTTGTTTTTTGTCCTAAGAACACATCGCATATGACTGATCATGGGAAAATAGTTTCTAAGGGGTACTGTCTTTTTGAAACGAAACTTATAAATGGAGAGTTTTGGGGAGAAGACTACGTTTTCTGTTTAAGAGCTAAAGAGTCTGGTTTTAAGATTTGGTGCGATCCTTTGATTGTATTTGATCATGATGGAAGAGTTGGAGCTCTCGTTGAGGCCTTAACTCAGGACAAAGAAAAAGCTTTAAAAATCTAAGGAGTACTTATGTCTTTTCAGCCTGGAGCGGTAGTTAACACTCAAGGATTCGGATCTAAACCTGAAAATGTAGAAGTGCCTTGGATTGATTCTAGGGCTCCAACCGTCATGGATAATCAGTTTCCTGTCGGTAAGGTTTGGTTAGATAAGACAGAAGAAGATAGTTATCAATTAATGAACTTTTCCTGGAATTCAGGGACTTCGCATTTAGATGCGACTTGGGTTGCTTTAGGTGGACAAACTGTATCTACAGGAGAGGTTGTTACCGATTCCGGGACGGTTACCCCAGTAAACAGAACAATTAGTTTGTTAGGCTCCTCTCCTATTACAACTTCTGGATCAGGATCTACAGCTACAATAAATTTAGGAATTGTCCCTGTTGCAAAAGGTGGGACGGCCTTATCCTCTGTCCCTACCAGCGGGCAGCTTCTTATAGGAAATGGCACTGGGTATTCTCTGTCTACTTTGACGGCAGGTTCTGGTGTTACCATAACAAATGGATCTGGTTCTATTTCGATTGCCTCCACTGCATCTACAGGTTTTGTTCTTATTGAAAACAAAAATCAAACAAATGTTTCTTCGATAGTTTTCTCTACGGGAATCAGTAGCTCTTATACAAAATATATGTTTATTATATCTAATATGTCGGTTGGAACGGACACGTCAAACGTAGAACTTACTATTTCAAACGACGGAGGAGCTACTTATGCTTCTTCAAATTACAGGTCTGGTGTAACTTACTCCGCTATAAACGCAACAACTTGGTCTAATCAGTTTACTGGTTCTGTATTTAATATTTGCTACAACCTGTCTTCTTTAACATCTTCGGGATGTGCAACAGGCCAAATTATCTTTGGAAATGGAACTAACGCTACAAACTGTACGATAAATGGTCAGATGTCTTATCAAAACGCTGGAACAGATATGGTTTTTGCAAATATACAAGGCTATCAGACTGGAACAACAGGAATTAACGCTTTCAGATTTAAGGCTAGCGCAGGAAATATTACAGCCAACATAAGTTTGTACGGAATCGCTTGAGTTTTAGTCTTCGTTGTCTTATTTTTTCATTAAAAATAAGGACTGGAGCATGGAGATGTACAAAAGTTTTTTTCTGTTTGTGATTGCCTTAGGGGCTGTATTTGGTGTGTGTGGATTCACTTCAGACGTTTACAAAGATTTTTCAGAAATGCCCAAGGAAAATCAAATTCAAACAATTAATGAATTAAAGATTTACCGGGAAGAAATTCTAGAAGTTCTTATTCTTGACTATGTAGAGAATGGACACTCTCTACAAGAAGCCACTTATCTAGCTGAAAAAGAGTTGAATAACATGATTTCTATACTAGAAAACATATTAGAACAACAAAGAGAATGTGAAAAATATACAAAAGCAAAAAGGCCTGGGGTAACTTTTGTCAAGTAATAATCTAGCTTTTCTCTTTCTTATTTCTGGCGTTTACATGATTTTTTTAACGATCGTTGTCGTAAATTATATTCGTACGCGATCGTAACTCTCTTTTTCTTTAATATTTAGTCTGTTATGCTTTGGGTTAAAATAATAACCCTAGTGTAAAAGATGATAGAATACCTCCAATCCAATAAGCTCACGATTGAAAAATTTGCCAAGAAAATTGGCTGCACTTTTGTAACGATCATAAAAGCGAAGAAGGGCATCCCAATTTCCGCTTCTATAGCCTCAAAAATCCGACAAATTACCAAAGGCGAGGTTTCACCTTCTGTAAGCAATGTAGGTCGAAAAAAAGGCTTTGTAGTAAAAAATCCGGTTCCTCATTTTAAGCATGAACTTAGTCACACGAAAGAGTATCGAATTTGGGTGCGGATGAGGAGGTGTTGCTATAATGAAAAGTTCTGTCAGTACAAATCTTACGGAGCCATTGGGGTGACTGTTTGTCTGGAGTGGAGAAATGATCCGGCTAAATTCCTAGAAGACATGGGTCCAATTCCCAATGGGTACAAAAGTCTTGTTTTAGCTCAGGATGCGATGGAATTCAATAAAGACACTTGCACCTGGGAATACGATGCCCGAGGAAAGATCAGAACCACCCAAAAAACACGAAGAAAGCCAAAAGACAAGAGAACACACCATAAAACAAAAACAACACCAAAAAACACCGTTAAAATCAAGCAATTACAGTTTAATGAAAATATGGACGTAGAAGAGGTTTTGGAGTTGCCTGTAAAGAATAAGAAAGAGTAAAGTGCTGAAATGAAAAAAGCCTACCTAGGGTAACAGCCCTAATATGGTAGGCTTTTGGAACAACACGATGATAAAACAGATCTTATCTCTTCAACCAATTAAAATGAAAGATAAAAACTGCGAACGTCAAAGATATTAGTTCTATTGCTGAATAAAAAGCAATATCAATTATTATTTAAATCATCGCGCTGTTCCTTGAATAACAATTAAAAATTTAAGGAGTAGTCGTGTCAATCATCAGAGTTTCTCATCAAAAAAATTATGTTGTAATAAAAAACGACACCGCCCTTCAAGATGTAAATCTTTCTTGGAAAGCTAAAGGGATTTGGGCTTATTGCATGTCTAGACCTGATGATTGGGAGTTTCATGTAAATCATTTGATCACTGTCTCAGGAGATGGAAGGGACTCGGTTTACGCAGGTCTTAAGGAGTTAGAGGAGCAAGGATACTTGACAAGAAATTACTGTAGAGAGAAGGGGAAATACGCAAAAATTTACTATACAATATCTGAAATTAAAATAATTCCACCGCATCGGGAAAGTCCGAATGCGGAAAACCCGCCACTACTAAGTATTGAAAGAAAACTAAGTATTGAAATAAACCAACCTACCCAAACCCTTCCTAAAAAATCCAAAGAAAAACCAATCTTAAAAAAGGAAGAGGTTGGTCGGTCGGTTTTTTCAAAAGAAAAAGAAGAGCTAAAGAAAAAGATTCTAAACTTTGAGTTTGTTGAGAAGGGAGACCCTGATAAGCTGACTGATCGATTTACTGAAAAAGAAGTGAATGATTTGTTTGAAAAACATTCTTGTGATCAAATTTTAAAAGCAATTAAATATACAGCCAGCATGAAGAAAAAAGGTAAAATAAAACAAACAGAAAAAGGATATTTATTGACCGCCATAAGGAAAGGGTATTGTATAGAATAATGAGTTGTGATATATTATAAATAATGAAGTGTGATCTATGAAAACAAATGAAGAGATTCAGTATTTGTACACAAGATTGGGTGATCTTTGTTGTGCTTGGAGTGAAGCTGGGTATAGCGATATGGATATAACTTCTGTTTTGCTTAAGATGGGATTCTGTTTTTTAGAGCAAGATGGGATGAATCTTGAAGATAGTTTTGTTGAACTTGCAAAGAGGTTTTATTCTGAAGATGGAACAGACTGAGAATTACTATCTGCAGGAGAGGATTTGCAATAAGTGCAATGAATCCAAGATTCTTCTTTGTTTTAGCGATAAAGATAAAACCTGTAGATCATGTAGAAACATAGCAATTAAAAAAAAAAATAGAAAAATGGGAGTTTTAGAAAAAAGCAAAGCTCCTTGTTGGGGATCTTTTAGGAAAAGTGTTAATTTATAGGAAAAATTATGGATATTAAGTTTGTAGATTATAAGGCAACCCCGACAGAAAAGCATTTTGGGATAGCTACTGTGGATTTAGGTGGGGTGGTATTACTTCGTTATAAGATAGCTCCTGGGAAAGATGGAACAGGCTTTTTCCCTATGGCTCCAAGTTATAAAGTTTCAGAAAACGGGTCGGATGTTTATCTCCCGGCTTTTCTTGTCGATTCAAGGTCTTTGCATGAGAAAATTATGAATTGCGTTAGGGATGGATACAAATCTGCTACAGCAAAAAAAGTGTATCAAGAGTCCGCTTCCATTCACGATAAGTCTATTGAAGACGTGTTTGGAGAGGTTCCTTTCTAAATAAAAAAAGCCCTCCATGGGAGAGGGCTAACCAACAAGAGGTTGTTTTTTATGAAAAACAATTTCAACTTAAACTATTCTAGAGTTTCTTTCAATTCTGATATTTTCCAGGATTCAGCCGATGGCTTTCTGTAAAGCTCTAAATCAACGTTAACTAGACTTGGGATGAGAGAATAGTCTACGGATCCTTTTCTTTCGATTTTTGATAGCTTAAAACGCGAAGAAACACTGTTCGTTCCTTTGCATAGAGACTGGATATTCTTAAACGTTTCTTCTTTTTGCTTTTCTAGTGAAGAAATTTGCCTATTTATTGACATGTATTGTTCGCAAAGCTGATCAAATTCTTTGTTTTCTATCGTTGCTTTTTCTTCGGGTGGTATTTTTTTTACCATTAGATCGTAGAATTTTAGCTCTTCTTGAATCAGTTTTTGTATAAATAGAGGGTCTTTTTTTACTTTTACGAGCTGATAATCAATAGATCCGAATTCTTCGTGACAACTAAGGAAGTACATCTCGTCTACGCATGCGCATTCCATTTGTGATTGACATTGTGGGTAATAGTAATCAATCACTTGACCTCTACGGGCCAGCGAATGAACTTTAGCGTTAGCAAATTTTATTTCTACGATTGTCTGTTGGTATTCGTCAATCCCATCTAACGTTGCATACTTCCATGGATAAAATGGGTGTTCTACTATTTTTGGAGACATAGATAGGCCCATCTCACATTCAAACCAAAACAAAGCTTCTTTTTCTCTGTCCAACCCTCTTTGCATAGCCTTGTTTACGAAGGGATCTTTTTTTAATACCTTTTCTTCCCAGAGCTGCATTCTTGTTTTATGTGGACTCAACCCTAGAATGGCGCTGCTGTCTGATGCTCCTATCCGTTGTCTTCTCCATTCTTTCCATTCCAAAGAACCTATTTCCATTACTCTCTCCTGTAAGTTATTTGGTCAAGCTAATTGGGATATCTGCTTTTACATCAGCGGTAGGTGTTTGACTAGCTTCTTGGGTGCTATCGGCGGTTCCTCCATCATCACTTACTGTTACATTCATGGTTATTGAGACGCATGAATACATGCTGATTGCTAGAGCGAAAAGAATGAGTTTGTTCATTTTATTCCTTATGGTTACTTTTTTTGTCTTCTAGTTTTGTTTTTAGAGTGCGCATTGTGTTATCAAATTGCGGTTTGGTCATGAATTTAACTTCTTTAACTTGCAGATGCTTTAATACCTTTTCTCTAAGTCCTACTTCTCCAAGTTCTGCAAGAATAGATTCGAAAATGAGTATTTGAGCTTCGGAAATCCTGTCCATTGAAGCCTCTCCGTCATCGTCTTCTGTTGAGATGTTGCAAAGGGAAAGCAGCGCAAAACGTCGGCTATAAGTGACAGAGCTTCCGAATGATTGCATGTCTTTTTCTCCTGAAAGGATAGGTATCATAGTTCGTAAGAATTCCCCGCTTGAGTGAAGGAGAGATCCAATAAGAACCCACTTGCCATCTAATAGTTCTGTTCTAGAAGAGAAAGCTAATTCATTTTCGTGTAAAGCTGTTTTACATGCTTCAATTACTGAGTTTATGTCGCTATACTTACTCTTAAAAAAAGGATTGGCCTTATCTTTTATAGCACCTTCGAAATGAAACTGAGCCTTGCTTAACGCTAACGCTATAATTCCTGTTGTTGCACTTTGCATATCCATAAAATACCCCCTAAAATTTATCTAAAAAATTTAAACTGTTAACTCTTGTTTGAATGCTGCTATATCTAAGTGGGCAGTAGTCGTTCCATGACTGAACCATGATTCTTTTGTCTTCAGGAGACCACTCAAGAACCTCGCCGGTTTCCATTTTCTCAGTTACTCTGAAGCAAATTCCTTTTAGTTCATGTTCTTTGTTTTCTATCTTTTTATTAATAATCAATAAGCAATCATGAAATTCCTTAGCCGTTTCTGGTATATGCATTAATCTGTCTCCTTGTTATACATTACGAAATATTTTTCACAATCTTGTCTATATTGTTTTTTACCCAGTTTTTCAAGTAGTTTTAATATTTCGTATGAGTTCTCGTGTAACTCTCTTTTTATTTCTAATTCGAAATACTCGTCGTTCTCGGATCTCTTCATAACATCTACATAAGCTTTTTCGTATATTTCTTGTATTTGTTCTAACGTATCGTATATATCCATAATAACCTCTTTTCCTATATATTATCTGACGGTGATATTGCAGACAAGTAGAATGTTACTTTTCTTAATTTTTTATTGGAGTGTAAAGTGATTATTATATTGGATGGCCCTCTTATACCATGGAAAGCTCATGGGGGATATGGGAAGAGATCTTTTAACCCTCTTTATAAAGAAAGGGAGATGATTAGATGGAAAATAAAAGAGCAAAATCCTGATGGAGTTGAATGGATAGAGGGACCAGTCAAGATATCCTATGATTTTTACTTTGCCATCCCAAAATCATTTTCAAAAAAGAAGAGACTGCAGATAGGTCATTCTTTATTGCGTCCTACAGCACGGCCAGACTTAACTAACTTGGTTAAGTTTTATGAGGATTGCATTAAAGAATTTATTTTTGAGGACGATTCTCAGGTTGTTGAATTTAGTTGTAGAAAATTTTATGGAGAAAAACCGAAGGCTATTATAAAAGTAGAGAGAGTTCAAACTGAAAATTTATAGGATGGTTATGGATAGGTTAATTAAAAAAGACAAGAAAAAGATAGATAAGATGATGGATGATTTGGTTAAAAAAGATATCCCAAGAGATAAGAAAATGAAGAAGTGCGACAAGGAAATGAAAAAGGGGAAGAAGTAATGGCTAAGGAATCTAAAAAAGCTCAAGAAAAGATTAAGAAAGTGATGGATGAGTTTAAAGAAGGGGAGTTACATAGCGGCTCGAAAAAGGGCCCTGTAGTGAAGTCTCCAAAGCAAGCTATAGCCATATCTATTAGTGAAGCAAGGAATAAAGGCTTGAAGGTACCTCCTAAAAAGAAGTAGTTGCTTAAAATTTAATGATTTATATATTGTAAATTTTACTTCTCTCCTAGAAGTGGGCTGGCATCCCCAACTGCTAACTTACCTATTCAATCGGAGACTACTATGTCAGCACCACAAGATAATTTATTTCTGTTAAGTATTTCTCAAGCAGATCTTGAGCCTTTAATGAAAGTGATGCCTTCCTTAAAATTTATACAAGTTGTAGGGCAAGAATATCAAGGAATGCAAGCTATCTGCACTGCACTTCCGCCAAAAGCCGAAGAAAAGCAATTTGTTGCAGAAGAGATTGTAGATGATAAAATTGAAGATTAAGGTTAAAAACGATCACTGTAGTTTAACTGAAGATTTTGAATGTGAGACTATTACTCTTGAAATGGGGGATCCTTATTTCAAGAGTATGGTTGAGTCTGTTATTGAGAAATTTAATCAGCCAGTCGATGAAGTAATTGTTAAAACTAGGATGGAAGTGTAATGGAAGAAGAAAATAGACCAGCTCATTGGTTTAAAAAAGGAAATCAACTCGCTAAGGGAAACCCTACCAGCGGAAGAAATCCTATATACTTTACAGACGAAGAAGCAGAAGAAATTGGAAAGGAATTAGTTCAGTGGATGAAGGATTTGATAGCATCCGGGAAGCCTCCTGTTCACTTTGTTCAGTTTTATAATTTAAAAAAAGGTTTATTTCTAAGAGATTGGGATTTATTATGTTGTCGTAAGGTATTCTCCCCGTATTATGAATCTGCTAGAGATCTAATGGCATTAGCAACGCAATTAAATGACAAATTAAGTACTGCATATGGAAGTAGATTTCTTGGAGTTTATTCAAGAGATTTAAGAGCTCATGAAAGAGCCATCCAGAAAGAAAAGCTGGCTGATGAGTTAGAGCTTAAGAAGGCGGAGATGTCCTCCTTTACTCCTGAGGTTCTAGAGCTGAATAAAAGCATTCTAGATGGAATTACTTCTAGACAAAAAGAGGCTCAAGAGCGTAAAACAGAAGACATAATTAATAAAAATCTATAAAGATCATACTGTGTAGCGCTTTGATATAGAGCAGGCTCTGGAAGCGACTCGTACATTTTGATCTCTTCATCTAGCATGGCGATCCTGTCCTCTTTCGACAAAGGTTGAATGGGGTTTTTATCTTGTTTTGTTTGAATTCCAGGATCGCTATCTTTTTCTAAAACAGTAACCTGTATTTCAGTCCCGTTGTCGTCGATCCTAAGGAAGTTTTCCCAGTTTTTTGCCATGGCTTTATAGCAAGATTTTCCGCCCGTGATAGCGATTTCAGCGCATTTACATATTTGATAGTCTTCATCAAAAAGCGATTCGATTACTTCACTGCATAATCTACACTTTGCTCTATTTCGATGTTCCATATTTTCCTTTAGGTTGTATATATTTATGGTAATTGATATTATCTTATAAAACAAGGAGTGTTATGCAATGCGAAAAGTGCGAGTCGGCTATATGTTCGGAGTGTAAAACGTGTGGTTGTGGACAAGACGAGCTAATTTTATACATGTCTTCTTTAATGGAAGCGAATACACTCGTTATAGAAAGTCTCCTTGAAAAGATAGACGAATTGCAAAAGTGTAAACTCGCTGAAAGTCCTATGTGAGGGGTTAATTGTGAATGTTCAAACCAAGATCTATGTGATACCAGATAGTAACGTTGACGATGTTTTCTCTAAAAAACACAACAACAGCCCTGTTAGTGACGAGGAGATTGAGGTAATTTCATCTGTCGCTAAAGAAGCAATTAGAAGCGATGTATCTACGTGTTGCGTAATTCAATAAAATTAGAGGTGAATTTTTGGAAGCATTTAGCGAAAAACAATATGAATTCTTAGAGAATTGCACTGCTACATGGAATCTTGCTCACGGATCTGTTCGTACAGGGAAGACTATTGTTACTTTGTATGCTTTTATGCATGCTGTAGAAAATTGTCCTGATTCAAATATTTGGATGATTGGATATACTGCTTCTACTATTTATGACAACGCTATACGGCTTTTGTTTGAGAATCCAATATTTTCTATTTTCCGGCCTTTTTGTACGTGGCACAAGCTGGATAGGGTGTTGACTTACAAAGATAAAAAAATAAAGACGTGTGGAGCGGAAAACTCCGCTTCGGCAGGAAGGATTCAAGGGCAAACCATTTCTCTTCTTTACTGCGATGAAATGACTTTATTTTCTGAGTCTATGATCTTTATGATGGATACGCGACTGTCAAATCCCTGGTCTAGAGGATTTGCTGCTATGAATCCATCGCATCCTAATCACGTAGTAAAGAAGTGGATAGATAAGGGTGTTGAAGGAGACAGTAAGTACTACAGTCAGCACTATACACTAGTAGACAACCCGTATCTTCCTCAAGATTATAAAGACAGGATTAAGGAAAGTCTTTCCGGCCTTTTCTACAAAAGAAACTACTTAGGTCTTTGGGTTTTAGCTGAAGGTGCTATTTTTGATTTCTTTGATGAAAAACTTCACGTGGTAAATAGACCCCCTAGAGCTGCTGAATATTATATAGCTGGCATTGATTATGGAACCTCTAATTCCTTTGCTTGCGTTTTGGTTGGAGTTTCTTCGGGAAAGTATACACAAACCGGAAAGAAGCTTTGGGTGGAGAAGGAATACTATTGGGATAGTCATGCAAAGGGAAGGCAGAAGACTAACGGAGAGTATGCTGACGATGTACAGCAATTTTTAGAGCCTTATGGAGTTAGGTCTATTTATATTGATCCATCTGCTGCTTCGTTTAAGGTTGAGTTAAGAAAAAGAAATATGAGACCGGTGGACGCAAACAACGATGTTCTTGATGGAATTCACTATATGACTAATGAGATGAAGCAGGGTTCTCTTGTTATCTGCGACGAATGTAAGAATTTAATCAGAGAAGTTCAGTCTTATGTGTGGGATCCCAAGGCGGCGTTGAACGGATTTGACCAACCCCTTAAGAAGGATGATCACGCTATAGACGCTTTAAAATATTGTTTGTATACACACAAAGTTTCTTCGTTCAACGAACAAGAGCTGTACAAGCAGCAAGAGCAGTTTTTAAAACAGAAATATCACCCGGGTGGATATGGATTTAGATAGGCTATGTATTAAGTGTGGAAAAACAAAGAACAAAGTTATTGATTTCCATTTCAGATCTAAAAAACAAATAAATGTTTGTAAAGATTGCCACAATGGAATGGTTAAAGAATATAAAAAGAAAAATCTAGCCACGGATTATAAACTGGGCACTAAATTTAATTATTAAAAAACAAGGATAAGAGAATGATTAAAAAAATATTACTTACAACTTTTTTTGTTACAACATTAGCTTGTATATTTGACAACCTAGACAAACAGGCTGGTTCTGTTTCCAGACCTGGAACTAATTGTGGATTGGAGGATATCCCAGGTGCTAGAGGTAAAGACGGCGGGATCACAAAGGGGACCTAATGAAATCTACCATTATTTTGTGCGTTAGTTTATTTTTGTGTAGTTTTAGGCTTCCAGATCCTTACTGCTTTTCTCTTTTGAGCGATGACGCAAGGAAAGAAATTATTGAAGATACTTGGAAAAATAGAGATCAGATAATACAGGTTGTTCAATCTGAAGATAACTCTTCTTATGAAGAAGCCAAGGATAAGTTTTTTCACATATTCCATCAAATGCTTCTGGTGGATTCTAAATAGTTTAAGTTTTAGTAGTTTCTGTGTTACATAAAAAAAACTGCATTCATTTTTACTGATGAGTGCAGTTTCAATTAATTTTACCGCTCTCTTGCCAATATAAAATATTTCATCTATTGTGGTGTGAAAACATTTATAGAGGTATTTTAATGTCCTTTTACGCTCCACCATGGAATAACTCTCTTGAACCATCCCAAGGCTCAGTTCGTCAATATCTAGATAACTTATATAGTAAGTTTCAACCTATAGAGCAAAGCCGTTGGAACCAGAGTAATATCGATACGCAGTTTTATGCAGGAGCTCAAACCTTTGTAAACAGATACTTTAATTTATCTCCATCTGCTAACAATTCTCAGTTTTACTTTAACTTACTTCAGCAGCCAGTAAACATGGTTACAGGGTACCAAAGGCAGCATAGGAAGCAAATCAATTACATACCTGGAGAAGGTGCAGATACCCAAACTACAGATCAGTACAATAAGTTGATGACTCATGTGTGTAATACGGAAGGAATACACGAAACATTCTCTAGGGCGTGTGAGCAGGCAGCTATTACTGGGATGGTTCTTTTGCAGCCATACCTGGATTTCACGGGAGACGATCCGGCACAAGGACAATTAAAAGTTAAGCTTTGGGAATACAATTCCTTTCTAATAGATCCTTATTTCAGGCAGCCCGACGCCTCAGACGCTCAATTTGTTTGGACTCAAGAGTACATATCAAAAACAGAAGCAGAATCTAGATTTCCAGATAAATATCAAACTGTGGCTCCTATGTCTGGGACGCCTCAGCGTTACGGGTCATTTTACTTTCTCCCCGAAAACTATAATATGGCCCGTAACGATCTTATGGTTCTTTCGTATGTTTGGTATAAGTGGAAAAAGAAGAAAAAAAGGTTATATAGTAAATCCAGAAATCAATTTTTCGATTATTCCGGTGGGGAAGAAAGCCTAGATGCTATTCTATACAATATACAAGATATGGAAGTGGTAGAAGTTGAAGTCCCCTGCTGGAAGCTTGCTGTTGTTCTTAATGATCAGTTGATGTTTCAGGGCGAAAATCCTCTTGGATTTGATGGATGTCCATTTATTCCTGTTGTTTGGAACTATGAACCTCACAATAACCAGTATGATCTTAGAGCTCGTGGGTTGGTTCGAACTATGCGCGATAGTAACTATCTGCTAAATAGACGCATAATTTTAAATCATGACATAAGTGAAGCTACAATAAACGCAGGGTGGATAAGAAAAGTAGGAGCTGTTGCTAACGAAGACAATCTTAAAAAGTCAGGCCAGGGATGGGATGTTCTTATTAATGAAGGCTATGAGATTGCTGATGTTCAGAAGATACAACCTTCGGCTGTCCCTGAGTCGGACATGGCTTTGGCAGATCAGTTACAATCTCTTATATTCTCTACTTCTGGCGTTAATTTAGAAACATGGTCAGCTCAGGATCAGGGGAACGCCTCTGCTCTTACTGTGATGCTTAAGCAGGCTGCTAACTTGATGGTTCTGCAAAAGTACTTTGATCAGTGGGACTATTCCTTAAAAATACTCGGGGAAAGGCTCCTTAATATAGTACAGTATAATTGGAACGCTCCAAAGGTGGGTCTTATTATTGGAGAAGAGCCGTCTCCGTTTTTTTACTCTAGAATCTTTTCTAAATATCAAGTGGTTGTTGAGGAAGGAATTCTAACCCCAACGCAGCAATACCAAGAATACCAAGCATGGCTTGAACTTAATCAGCAAATAGGTGGAATTATTCCTCCTTCTGAGATAGCTAAACGCGCTCCAATTCAAGGCAAAAAACAGCTTATGGAGATACTTGACAGCCAGATGCAGCAACAGCAGGCTGCCCAAGCTGAAGCACAAAGCATACAACATGCGTTTGAAGAAGCTAAACTCCAAGAGATGCATTCTAAGGCTGCTGCAAATGTGGCAAGCGCTAAAGAAAGATATGGAAGATATGAAAGCGATCTTGGTCTTAAAGACGAAAGAGAGTCCGAGCTCACAAAGAACAGAGCTCTTGCAACTAAAGCTAAAATGGAAGCTTTGGATAAGATGGTTGATGTTACAGCTAAGCTTGGCGCTGTGGAAACAATGATGAAACTCGGTGAAATCGACAGGATGCAGGATGTGGATATAGCTAAGGAAGATGCGGAAACAAATAAATCGCAACAGGAAGCTATTGGAAATGAATTTATGGACAAAATAGTTAGCGGCATTCCTGGCATCCAAAAAATGCAACAGCAGCCTCAGCAGGAACAGCAACAGCCTGACCAAATAATTTAGTTGCAAAAGTTTTGTTTAAAAGTATAATAAAATCTAACAAAGACGTGGAGGTAAATCATGTCAGGTAGACGTATAGATGATCACAGCTTTTTTGCTGGTTCTAAATCTAAAGCTTCTGTTTTCCCTGAAGGGGTTCACACTAAAATGGAATCTAGTGCAGAGGGCGTTGGAGAACTTTCTCAATACTGGGATACTAGTGAGAAGATTAAAGAACAGCAAGTAATGGGTGAGCGCAAGGCAAAAGGCCATGCAACAAAGCCAGGTTACAGAAACTAATTATTTCAGCTATAGCCTATTTAGTTATAGCTGGATTTACAACTATATATAAGTAGGTATATCTTGTTTAAGAACCCAATTGCGTCTAAAATAAAAGAGAAAAACGCCAAGTCTCCTTGGAATTTTCAAGCTCCATGCTATGACGAAAGAAATATGATTTCTGCGGGCGACAATTACGGTGTTGGATTTAATCAGCCTGTAGGCCACAAGGGATCTCCTGCGCAGAAAGCAGCTGTTTTGCCTTTAGGTAAAATTAAAACGATGCGAGACGACAACATGAAGCTTGCTTCACTGGACATGTATGGCAAAGGTAAAGACCAGCGGTATTAGTGGCTACGGGTTAAAGTCTCCCTTATCCAAAGATAATTCAGGCAAAAAGATTAAATCATCTGGTGGAATGGGAGACTACTATGGCTCTGGTATACGTAATCCTATGGCTAAGTCAAGAGACGTGGGAATTAATCCCGTGACTCCTGCAAAGCTTAAAAAGCCTCCAAAAAGTTTAGCTTAGATCATTTCAAATTTAGCTCTTCCATATTTTGGATTTTTAGCTATTTCGCTGTAAATCCGCTTTACATCTTCCATTGAAAGGTCGTCTTCTTCGGGTGATGCCATTTTTTCTTTGTTGTTTTTGAAGTTATAAATGCTTTCCCCAACAACTTGACTCTCTGTCATATTCCCTTTGGTGTATTGATCCCACATTTCAGGGGCAGGGATCATCCATATTACTTTTATGTTGTCTGTACCTGGGTAGGCTTTAAATAGCATGCTATTGCTTTGTGGTGCAGGCTTTGTTAGTCTTGGCGTCCATATCAACCTGTTTGTTGGGACGTCTGAAATAGTTGTATATTTTCTAATGCAATCAGGATTCATCAAGCTGCATCTTAAATCTTGGTTGTATATAGACATCCTTTCGTCCATTTCTATGGTTCTTTGGTGTGCAAAAATGTAAAAAGGAACGGTAAATTCATCAGGCCTATTGTTGATGCAATCTTGACATCCTTTAGATATGTAGTCTTGCTGTTCTTTAAAAAGAAGCAATCTGTCGTGAGCATCTATTCTTGTTACTTTCACTGTTGACCTCAATTAAATATTTATGTTTAATTTGAATTATTCTCGCTAATCGGCGTTAAGATAGGAAATCTATGTCAATACCACAAGAAAATCAAGCACAAGATGTAAGACAAAACGACAAGGAACTGAATTTCAGAAAACAGCAGCAAATGTACGAGCGTATGCTTGCTGAAAAAGATGCTAGACTAGCTGAACTTGAAAGAATTACTCAATCTCGCGCAGCTCCTCAAGATGACGATGACTCAGATGATGAACCCTATGTTGATAAAAGAAGGTTAGAAAAAAAACTAACTAAATTTGGGCAGGTGACACAGTCAGAAATTGAAAAAGCTATGCAAATTGCTAAAGAAAAAGCCAAAGAAGAACTTAGAAATGAAATGTGGCTTGAAACTAATTCTGATTTCCATGAGATTATGGGTCATGCAGAAAAGTTTGCTGAAAAAGCTCCTCATTTAGCTAAGTCTATTTTATCCATGCCAGAAGGATTTGAAAGACAAAAGTTAGTGTACCAAAACATAAAAGCTTTAGGGTTGCATCAGCCAGAATCTCCAAAAGAAAACATTCAGTCTAAGATTGATGCGAATAGAAGGGGTGCGTTTTATCAGCCTACAGGCGTTGGAGCCGCTCCTTATGCTTCTCAGGGAGATTTTAGTTCTAGTGGGCAACAAAATGCATATTCTAAGATGCAAGAGTTAAAGAATAGATTGAGACTCGGTTAAATCCTTTGTCCGCAGCGGGCTTAAAACGCCAGATTAGTCCTCTAAACGCTGCGGACTTTTATTAAAGCATTAACCCCAGTAGCAATTTTCCTTGCAGAATTTTTCATTAGTGAACCTGCGTAAAAGTCTTTTGTTCTCTGGTTTTTGACCCATATCCTCTACGAATTTCATGAAATCTTCCCACTCTGCACACATTCCGATAGAGTGTGTTTTTATATATCCCCATGATTTATACATTTTGTGTAGGGGGTGTTCTTTGTTCCTGGAACAAGAACATACGTCGTGAAATGTTCCTTTCCTAACCCTGGGAACCAACTCATTCTGTTTGTATTTTTCTTTGTTCTCCCGGTATCTAAATTGTGTTTTTGTTAATCCGGATTGTTTTAGCATTTCTTGATGTGTTATTTTTTTTTTATCTATTATATGATATCTTGTAGTTCTTCTGTTATTTGACTGCTTTTTTCTATCTGCCCAACAACAGTTTTCTTTGCAATAATTTCCATTATTATCTATTCGTTCTATTTGCATATTGTCAGGAACATCTCCCATATCTTTAAAGAAAACTAAAAAATCATCCCATTCTTTACATACCTCTATTCCTCTTCCTCCATAATCCGAATACTGTTTGTGATTTGGGTTTTTGCATCTGTTTCTCATTGCTGTCCAAACTTTGTGTATTTTTTTATGACATAATCCATGCTTATAATTTCCATGATCCGGGTTATACATATTTTTTCCTTTCATTAAATAAACGTTTTAATATAATAAAAACTTCGCCGCATATCGTACTATGCACTTCGCGTATCGGAATTCGCACCCGAATCTAGTAATTTGAGAACGGACGTATTAGGTTTTCGTCCACCGATCGGTTACATAAGTGAAAATTACCAAACAAGGTAATTATTATGAGTCAAATGACAACAACTGGGAATTTAGGTCCTATGATATTACAGAGCTTAGCTCCTGCGATGTTATATGTACCAACCCCAACCATACCCCTAAACGAAAATTATATCCTTTGATGTGATTTAGGTCAAGTTTGTGGTTGTAAAATCTTCTCTGATGGACTTGAAACTCTTACTGCGTAAAGGCAAAGACAACAAGGCGGAAGGCGAAAGCCGCCGTGAACGTAGCAAGCGAGAAGACCACGAAAGTGGATGCGGTGCTCTGG